CTGGTCCTGACCTGCAGAGACTTTTTAATGCATGGCGTGCAGGGGATAACATGGACAGCTTGGTCAAACGATTTGGCCGGACAGCCAACGCAATCCGGCAGCAGCTGCACAAGGCAAAGGTTCGCCGGACGCCTCAGAAGCTGCGTGAAATACGACTGATAGCACGGCGAAAAAGGATGCCTCTTTAGAAAGGAAACTATGCGATGAGATTTGTACAGGTCATACTGGGTCCACCGGGCACAGGCAAAACGACCACACTGCTAAAAATTGTAGAAGATGCCTTGGCGAGGGGAATATCCCCGGAGAGGATTGCCTATCTTGCATTCACCCGTAAGGCGGCGAATGAGGCTAAAGAAAGAGCCATGATCCAATTTGGATTTGACGAGGCTCGGTTCCCGTATTTCCGCACCCTCCACTCGCTGGCCTTTAAACAGCTCGGATTGCAGCGAGATGAGGTGATGACCAACGCACACTACCGCAAACTAGGCAAAGCCCTCGGCGTGGAGTTCAGGGGAATATATGACGAGGATCTGGGCATCCACTCCGGGGACGGCCTTGGAGATAAATGTTCACGAGTGGAGTCTCTGGCCAGAGTTGGCCTTCGTGACATTGAGACACAGTATAATATGACGGCGACCCGAGACCTCACGCTGCACGCCGTCAAGCAATACAGCAATTCGCTAACATCTTACAAAAATGAAAATGGCTTGTTTGATTTCACCGACATGCTGGAAAAATACCAGACCAAACTCCCGGTCGATATTTGCATCTTCGATGAGGCCCAAGACCTTTCCTCTCTACAATACCGGATGGCAATAATTGCGGCCACTGACGCCAGCGAGATCTATATCGCGGGGGATGACGATCAGGCAATTTTTGGCTGGGCTGGCGCTGATGTTAATAAATTTCTTTCGCTTGGAGGTGAGACCTCGATCCTACCACAGTCGTACCGGGTGCCGAGGTCAGTCCACAAAATATCACTGGGCATATTGAGCCGTATAAATCGGCGGTACGTTAAGCCTTGGTCGCCCAGAGTTGACGAGGGCAAAGTGGAATATATTTCAGAGGAGCAACAAATTGATTTCGGCGGCGAGGGGACGTGGATGTGCTTGGCGAGATCAAAATATATGCTCAACCGTTTTCGTCAGGCAGTCCGGCAGCAGGGCTATTCATATTCGTACAATGGCAAAAATTCTTTGGAGTCGGAAGAGACACGCGCAATAATCAGCTGGGAAAAACTCAGGACAGGGGAATCACTAACGCTCCACGAAGTAAAAAATTTGGTTAAGTTTTTGCCTTCCAATCCAAAGCTGGAGCGGCGAGAAAAATACAAAATTGTTGATATTGGATTGCCCGAGGCCGCAGCCGAATTTGACTGGATGAAGATCCTGCGGGGTATAGCCCCGGACGAACGGGAATATTTGCGGTCGTGTCTACGCAATGGGGAAAAGTTTTCAGGCAAACCCCGGATATCAATCTCAACCATCCACCAGTCCAAAGGCGGCGAGGCCGACAATGTGGTTCTTCTGACTGACATGGGGCGATTGAGTTTCGAGAACAGCCACCGCGATGAAGAGAATCGCGTGTGGTACGTTGCAGTCACAAGGACACGCCAAAATCTCTTCATCGTGCGCCCACGAGGGATAAGACATTATGCCATCTAATCAAAATAAATCTCATGCAGTCATGGCGCAGCGTCACGAGGCATTAGATAGCCTAGATGATTTCCCAACCCCGCCTTGGGCGACACGCGCCTTGATGGAGCACATCCGTTGGGCAAGCAGAGGGTCTTGCCTTGAGCCAGCTTGCAACGCAGGGCATATGTCTAAAGTTTTAATGGAGTATTTTGGAAAAGTTAAATCCTCCGATATCCACGATTATGGCTACGGAGATGTCCTAGATTTCTTAGGACATTCATACGAAAAGAATTCTTTTGATTGGGTGATAACAAACCCGCCATTTCGTCTGGCTGAGGAATTTTTAAACGAGGCATTGGAGGTTGCGGAAACTGGCGTTGCCATCCTTGCTCGGACTACTTTTATGGAGAGCGTTGGTCGCTACGACAGGATATTTAAAATGAATGCCCCCTCCATTATTGCCCAATTTTCAGAGCGGGTTCCCATGGTCAAAGGCAGGTTGGATAAAAAAGCATCGACGGCGACAAGCTATGCATGGTTCATCTGGAGAAAAAACAGGCCTCAAGCGAAGGGACGCCTTCTGTGGATTCCCCCCTGCCGTAAAAAATTAGAGAAAGATAACGATTATGACAGGCCAAAAGAAAACCCTTTTATTTCATAATAAAATAAACGATAATCTCTTTGTTGTGAGTTTTTAGAAAGGAAATGAAGATGACTGAATTTAAAACAGGAAATTGCTACCCCGCATACCACATGGGTTGGAACTCCAGTGCATTTGCATATACCGGGGGGTCGCCATTCCGGCGCGATTTTCAAAAAGATTGTGCATGGCTCCTCGGGCGCTGGGAAGCGTTGCAAGATTTTGGTCTGATGGCATTGCCACCGACAAAGGCCACCCTCCACAATCATTTTGGGAAAAAGGCTTTTGAGACAATTTTTGAGAAAGGAAATGAAGATGAAGATTAAAATTATCTGCAACTGCCCCGAGTGCGATGGCTATGGAGTGGTCGCTGATCGCAACTCAAATGACCCGGATGCCAAATACCGTGGTTGTAACGAGTGCCTGGGCAGTGGCAAAATATCATACGTAGATACATATGATTCCATCTCTGACGCCCAAGACGATTACCCTCAGGCAACAGGATTTACCTACCAATGAAAATTTATATTTCTGCGCCAGTCATGCATGATGATTATGTGGCGATCAGAAGGCTGGAACAAATCCACATCATCCTCGCCAAACATGGCTTTGATTATTTCTCACCTCAGGGATATCCCTCGCTAGAGGGCAGGACCGGGGAATCGAAGAGGCTCTACAATCAGAATATTGCTGAGATGATAAAATCAAATATCTTTCTCGCAGTGGGTGACGACACTGAGACAATATATGAGGCTGGGTATTTCAGGGCCTTGGCCGATCACTTTCGCTACAAGACGGGGGCCGCAGAGAATAAGCGGTATTTGATAACATTATCGGATGATAAATTGGAAAATGTGGTCATCAGAGAATCTGTGGACGCACATCTTGTCGGGCTGGCTGACCTAGAAAAATTCACTGCCTTTGCGGCAAGGAGCTGGGACAAACCAGACGGCCTTCAGTTAACCGGGTTTGACTGGGACGATCACATCACCCGAAGAAAAATCATTCTAGATTATTTTCCACCAGCAGGAGATTCCTATGCGTAAAAGTTGGACTGACAGGGAGGTCATATCGATCCGCAAAGATCGCGGGACGATGTCTATAAAAGAAATAATGGCCAAATATGATTTGACAAAAAATCAAGTCACACATGCGATTTACAATTACGACCTCAATTCCCAAAGTTTAATGCAGCTCTGGCGCTGGCGCTGGAAGAAGATCAAGCAACAATTTTTAGATGAGTAGCCACAGAAAGGAAAAGATGATGATGGGCCTGAGATTAATCGGCAATGACATCGAACTTGACGGCGAGAAAGTCGCTCGACTTTTTGATATTTTACCCAGCACTCGCCAGCGCCTGAAAGAAATGATTGAAGATGAAAAAGTCGTGAGCACTCAAGATCTTTTGAATATGATTCAGGAAAAAATTGAGGGAAATGAAAATCATGGAAAATGATGCGGCAGATATTCTCGCGGAAATGGCCGACACATTTCGTGAGCGCAATAAAATTTACGGAGATAATTACAAGACAGTGGGCAACGTGATGCTCGCGCTATTCCCGGACGGGATGTCTCTCAAAACAGCTCACGATTACAACATCTGGCACTTGATGGAGCTGGCCGTGGTTAAATTGACTAGGCTGGCCAACAGCAAAATGACACACAAGGACAGCGTGCACGATGCCGCCGTCTATCTGGCAATGCTGGAATCAATGATGGAGGAAAAATAATGATATTTTTTGATCTAGAGACCACGGGATTGCCGAAGGCTGAAGGGTCAGATTTAAATTTGCAGCCAAAAATAATTGAGTTTGGCGCAATAAAGCTGGACGATGATTTAAACGAGATTGATCGCACCGAGTTTTTCGTGAACCCTGACCAGCCACTCCCCGCAATAATAAAGAAGATCACGGGGATAACGGATGACCAGCTCAAAGACGCCAAGCCATTCGTGGCGCACTACCAGCACGTCTGCGAATTTTTTCTGGGGGAGAAGGCCATCGTCGCGCATAACCTGCCGTTCGACCGGAAGATATTAAAATTTGAGCTTGAGCGCCTAGACAAACTCACAAAATTCCCCTGGCCGTATGAGCACATATGCACAGTCGAAATTGGCGAGGGTGTCTGGGGGAAAAAGAGAAAGCTCGGCGATATCTACGAGGAGATCACAGGCGAAAAGATTGAGGGGGCGCATCGGTCAACAGTGGACATCGAGGCCATGATAGAAATCTTTAAATGGTACAGGAAAGAGGGCCATGCTTAATCTCCGGAACAGGACCGAATATTGTTTCCGCAAGTCATATGGCCCACTCCCCGCAGTCATAGCAGCCTGTGCCGGGGATGCCGTTGGCATAGCCGATTCCGGCACTTGGGGGCATGTGGCCTTTAGCAAAGCCTGCAAAGCGGCTGGCAAGAAACCAATATTCGGGGTCGAGATCTCAGTGGTGGAGGATGCCACCGATCGGGCGCGGCAACCATCCAACACAATGTGTTTTCTGGCCAGAAACAACAATGGCCTGAAAGAAATTTATGGCCTTGTCACGCAGAGCACCAGCAAAGACAATTTTTATTATTTCCCCAGATTAAGCTACTCTGATTTATTTGACATAAGTGACGACGTAATTATTTTCTCCGGGACGAACCCCGTCTGGGGGATGCTGCCACTGGCCAAGAGGGACACTCTGTACATAGAGCTGAACCCCATGAGCGGCCGCAAATCTCTAGATTTTGCCAAGGCCAAAGGATTTAAAACGGTTGCCACAAGCGACAATTATTATCCTGATGTCTCCGACAAGGAGGCGTATGAGGTTCTGGTCGGCCGGAACAAGACAGACCGCACTGCGCCAATGCACATCCTCAATGAGTGGTCATGGCGAGAGGCTGTGCCCTGGGCACCCGAAGAGGCTGTGCAGAACACTTACAAAATTTCTGAGATGTGCAACGCCAGCCTACCCACTGCCAAAATGATTTCGTTCCAAAGTGAAAAATCGTTACGGCAGCTCTGCGTCGAGGGTGCGCCGCACCGCGAGATAGATTTGAATGATGAGGACTACTCGCAGCGTCTAGACCATGAGCTGGATATGATCGCGAGAAAAGATTTCGAGGACTATTTTTTTGTCATCGCGGATATGGTCGCCTACGCAAAAAAGCACATGCTGGTCGGGCCAGCTCGGGGGTCGTCAGCGGGGTCTCTGGTCTGTTACTTGACCGGGATAACCGACGTAGATCCGATTGAGCACAATTTAATATTTGAGAGATTTATAGATGTCACCCGTCCCGACATGCCGGACATCGACATAGATTTTCAAGATGACCGCAGGGAGATGGTCTTTGAATATCTCAGGCAGAAATACGGAGCTGAAAAAGTCGCACATCTTGGGACTGTATCTCGCTACAAAGCAAAGAGCACAATAGCCGAGGTCGCCAAAGAACTCGGCATCCCGGCGTGGGAAGTCGCCGACCTGAAGGATGCAATAATTGAGCGCAATGGCGGGGACGCCCGTGCCGCAATGTGCATTTCGGACACTTTTGCTGACGTGGAAGTTGGCAAGGAAGCTCTGGCGAAATTTCCACAAATTAAAATTGCGGAGAAAATGGAATATCATGCTAGGCACAGCGGCATTCACGCTGCTGGAATCCTCGTGACAGATGACCCGGTGAGTAATTATTGCTCGGTCAGCGCACAAAATGGCGCGGCACAGATTGATAAGAAAGATGCGGAAGATCTAAATCTTTTGAAGATTGACGCCTTGGGTCTGAGGACATTAGCAGTCCTGCAAGACGTTCTCGACCAAGTTGGCTGGTCGCGAGATGATCTTTTGAATTTCCCGAAGGATGACAAGGCAGCACTCGCAGTTTTGAACGATGAGCGATATGCCGGGATATTCCAGTTTGAGGGCTATGCACTGCAGTCTGTGACCAAGCAAATGCAGGTCCACGATTTTGAGGACATTGTTGCGATAACGGCACTGGCTCGACCGGGGCCGCTCAACTCTGGGGGCACCGCCGAGTACATCAAGCGGCACACCGGGGAGGCCCCCATAAAATATTTGCACCCATTGGCAGAGGGAATAACCAAGGTCACAAATGGCGTGGTTGTGTACCAAGAACAAGTCATGGAGATCGGCCGTAAAATTGGTAAGTTGTCGTGGGAGGACGTTTCGTCGCTCCGCAAGGCAATGGGCAGATCCTTGGGACAAGAATTTTTTGACACTTACTTCCATAAATTTAAAGAGGGGGCAGCGGAAAATGGAATCGAAGAGAACAAGGCGCGCAAGATCTGGGATCAAATCAACACTATGGGATCTTGGGCGTTCAATCGATCGCACGCTGTGGCGTATGCTATGGTGTCTCTTTGGTGTTGTGCTCTTAAGTCTCGTTTTCCTCTTGAGTTTGCCGCTGCTTGCCTTAGAAATGTTAAAGATGACGGGCAGGGGATTAGGCTTCTGCGGGAAGTCGCCCAAGAGGGATTGTCCTACAAGCCATTCGACAAATTCAAATCCAAAATTAATTGGTCGGTCCAAGACGGGGAGCTAATCGGTGGCCTGATTGGCATAAAAGGCATAGGTCCAAAAATGGCCAAGGACATCGTCGAGCGCCGAGATTTGAAGCAGCCGCTGACACCCAGACAGGAAAAATTGCTAGACCAAGGCCAGACGCCATATGACGATGTTTTTGAATGTGAGCGCAGATTTGGCCACATCAAAGCTGACCCCGCGGCCCACAAAATTGTCACCCCAATAACTGACATCCAAGATCTAGATGCAAACAATCCGGGTACGTTCGTTTTCTTCGGCAAGCTCAAGGAAAAGAATTTGCGCGACATGAACGAGGCCTCGAACCTCCAAAGGCGCGGCGGCAGGCTCGTGGAGAAAAACAATCTCTGGCTCAATTTGATGTTGGAAGATGACACCGGCCAAGTCATGTGCACGGTGGACAGATTTAAATATGACCGGCTCGGAAAACAGATCTCTGACCTCGGAAAATTGGGCGACTGGTATCTTGTAAAAGGCAGGATGAATGAGCGATTTAGAAAAATATATTTAGAAAAATATCGTAAGATGTCATAACCCCTTGTTATTGCTAACATCTGAAATCACTTTATTTTAAGACAACGGTTGCCTTCTCTGGGGAAATAAGCGATACTACTTGTATTGGGGAGGTCGGCTCCCCTTGAGAAAGGAAATTAAAATGACAAATATTTTAGCCAGTATCGAGACCCGTTTCACCGAGACCAAAAGCGCCTGCAAGCTGTACAGCAGCGCCGCCAGCGCAACAAAAACTGCGGAGCGCGAGGTCGCGCAGCTCAACAAAGCGCACGGCACAGACATCGACTGTGCCTTCATCGTGACCTTCATCCCGAGCCAGCAGAAGTTCACAGTCGTCTTCGACTTCAGCAGCTGGTTAAAAAATTATGACAACGGCACTTACCTCGGATGGTTCGCTGACCGCAAATTCTTTTCTATATAAACGACGATATCACCTTTTAATTCACCCCCAGCCCCGCTCGCAACCGCGCAGCGGGGTTTCGAGGTGCAAGCGTCAAATCAGAAAGGAAATAAAATGATAGTAGCAAAGGTTAGCAGAGGTGTTGGATTAGCTAGAAAACTAGACTTTCCTACTCTGAATGTTTTCTCTGAAAAATTTTCCACTGGGGCATTTAGTTGTGACACGCAATGGGGGCCTGCAAGTTTGTTTATTTTGCATGAAGATGGTTTTGGCGAATGTCATATTAATTTTCGCAAAGATATCCCGGAAGGGCTAACGGAGCTGCATGTAACCAATATACAAAACCTACCTATACCGCCGTCAGGGTTATTGGAGATTATAACTCTTGGCATAGAGGCATATAACCACAGGCGTAACGTCAAATCAGAAAGGAAATTATAAAATGACACACGAAAAAGAATTAAGATTTTTGGAAATTGCACTCGGGAAGATCTGCCCCGCGCAGAAGCCCTCCCCTGAAAAAGATGCGCCGAAAGCGCAGTCCACTGAGAAAGGAGTAAAATCATGAAGGACCATCGCGTAAACAAACTCGCAAAAGTGCGCGCAGAGATCGCGCACCTCAAAGAGGTCGAGGCTGAATATGTCCGCGCACTCAAAGAGAGTGGTGCTGGCACATACAACGGCGACGAGCACTACGTCGTTATCAGCGACGTTGAGCGCAAAACCCTCGACATGAAGGCAGTGCGTAAAAAGCTGTCGCGCCAGTTCATTCAGGCAAACACGAATGTCACGAATAGTGTGTGCTTAAAATTATTCGGATTTTCGAGAAAGGAGGCTGCATAATGGACAAGATTATCCCTCAACGTCGACAGCTGATGTATGACAATGGAAATTACCGCACAACGTGGTGCGGACCTTATTCGATAGCGGTTGTCTGTGGCATCGAGTATGAGCCTGCATATCGTATCTGCCGGAAATTAAGGCAAAAAAGGCACGCCAAAGGCGTAAGCAATACAAACATTGCGGATGCCTGCCACCACTTCGGGGTCAGGGGGGAGTGGAAGAAGCTGGCCAAGCGCACACAGCTGCGCAAATTTCTACCAACACTTGAAACTGGCAAAGTTTATATTGTCCAAATCACCAAGCACGTTCTGGTAGTGGACACTCGGGACATGACGACGATTGATAACCAAGTTCGCGAGTGGGTCGCCGCCGAGGAAACACACCACAAGACCAAACTTGTGCACTCAGTCTTTGAGGTAAAGAACCCGAAATTCCAACCCAAGCAGGACGACGCATGGCTCATCGAGCCCCTCGCGGCGTCGGGAGGATGATTTCCGCAGTGGCGTGCATGGCGCTGGCTATCTATTTCGAGGCACGAGGGGAGCCAGCCATTGGCCAGATCGCAGTGGGCCATGTGATTTTGAATAGGACGCTGGACAAAAGGTTCCCGGAAAATGTCTGCGAAGTTGTCTTCCAAGGACAGACCTACAAATGGAAACCAGACCTGCCCATACGGCATCGATGTCAATTCAGCTTCTACTGCGATGGCAAATCAGACAAACCCAGCAACCACACTGCTCATGTGGAGGCAGTCTACCTGTCAAAGATGATTTTGGACTCTAGATTGCCGGACCCGACGGAGGGCTCAACGCACTACCACTCAACTGCGGTGCTGCCCAGTTGGGCGTCGTCAAAGACTGCCGTCGTCAGGATCAACAACCATATTTTTTACAGGTGGGAAAAATGATAATCACAAAGGCACAGCGCGGCTACTGTCTGGCCAAGGTCAAGCTGGACGGCAACTCAATCCAAGCACTCTCGGGAATGCCGGGATTTAAGCGGTGGTCCGGCCGTGACCTTCTGTTTGCCCCCACTGGTGCGAATATAACGCACCTGAATAAATTCTGGCCCAACGCTGAGTGGGACGAGAGCGCCAAGCCATTGCTGGACGAATACATCGCCACGCTCCACGAAGCAGAGAGGACGCGGGAAGAGAAAGATAAAGAATTCTCGGACAAGTATGATTTCGTATTTAAGACGCAGCCCTATGACCATCAGCTGAAGGCGTTTTATCTGTCTCGCGACAAGGAGGCGTTTGCGCTGTTAATGGAGCAAGGCACCGGCAAGACCAAAGTCGGGATAGACAACGCGGCATATTTATATGGCCAAGGCAAAATCACAGCCCTCGTCATAATTGCACCGAATGGCGTCCACCGGAACTGGTTGAACAAGGAGATCCCCGCGCACATGCCGGAGTGGTGCCCTCACAAGTCAGTTTTCTACTTTTCGGGGATGGGTGCCAAGGACACTGCCAAGTTTGACGAGCTGATGCTGGAGGAAGATTGCCTGAAAATATTCAGTTTTAACTGCGAGGCCTTTGTCAGCAAAACAGCTGTGGCCATGATGAACAGGGTTCTACTGGCCAACTCGGTCATGCTAATTGTAGACGAGAGCAGCCGCATAAAAACCCCCGGAGCCAAGCGCACAAAAGTAATAACAAAATTTGGCAAGATGGCGAAGTATCGCCGGATAATGACTGGGACGCCGGTCACCAAAGGTCCAGAGGATATTTTCAGCCAATTCCGATTCCTCGATCACCGGATATTAGGCTATGACAGCTTCTGGTCCTTTCGCGCACGCTACTGTGTAATGGGAGGCTATGAGCAGAAGCAAATTGTCTCATATCAAAATGTTGACGAGCTGACATCTAGCATCGAGGGGCATTCGTTCCGGGTGCTGAAAAAGGACTGTCTGGATCTGCCGGACAAGATTTACCAGCGCCACACTGTCGAGCTATCTAAAAAGCAGCGCAAGTTATACGACCAGCTGCGCAAAGATTTTGTGGTCGAGATGGAGGGTGAGCACCTGTCTGCGCCGGAGGCAATAACCAGACTACTCCGGCTCCAGCAGATCATCTGCGGATGGTTTCCGACCGAGGATGGCACGGTCGCGATCGATGACAAAAATACGCGCCTATCTGCGCTACTGGACCTCCTGCCGGATATTGAGTGCAAAGTTATAATCTGGGCACGGTTTAAACGCGATATAAAGGCCATAGAGGACGCCTTGGGCTCTAAGGCGGTCAGTTATCACGGAGATGTGTCTAATGATGACCGAGTGGTCGCTGTAGAGCGTTTCCAGGAAGACCCATCAGTGCGCTATTTTATTGGCCAGCCACAGTCAGGCGGCATCGGCCTGACCTTAACAGCGGCTGAGTGCACAATTTATTACTCCAACAGCTTTGACTTGGAGACGCGAATGCAGTCGGAGGACAGGTGCCACCGCATCGGGACCAAGAACAATGTCACTTATATTGATTTTGAGAGCCCCAAGACAATCGACACTAAAATAATAAATGCCCTGCGCGAGAAAAAGAGCCTAGCGGATACTATAACTAAAGATCCCGCCTCGCTATTTATGATTGGAGAGTGATTTGAGTGAGAGTAATTTCTGGGTTCTCGTCAGGAACTCCTTGGATTTGAAGATGTACCGGGTCGAGAACCGGGTTATGAAGGGTATGCCCGACATCCACTACATCCGGGACGGGGTGTCGGGGTGGATCGAGCTTAAATACATGCCGGATTGGCCAAAGAAACGGGTTTCATCGGGATTGATGCTCAACCAATGCCTCTGGCTGAAAGAATATGACGAAAGAAAAGGTCGATGCTGGATCTTGATCCGTATCGGCCGAGACTTCATCGCCCTCGTAGACGGCAAAGATGCCAAGGCGCTTTATGACCGGCCATCAACCAAAGACTTCCATGCCCTACTCAGCTGGAGCAAGAAGGGCAACATGAAGTCCTCGGACTGGAAAGATCTCGCGGATGTTATTGCTGGGAAATAGCCTGAACTTTGGTCTTGGTTTCTGGGGTCAGGCTGTCAACAATAGTTTTTAATGCTCGGCTTTCTCCCTCTCGAATATCTACGGCAGATGTTGAGGCAGATCCGCGCCTAACCCCCGAGGATAAAGTGTCAACAAGTTGGTTGGCACTTCTTGATAAGACCCCGAAGGCACTCGTATCATTAAGAGCCCGGCGCATAACATCTGCGTCATCGGTGATAAGAGTTTTCACAACTCCTGTTATCTGGTCTGCGGTTAGTTCATCCACCCTGTCACCGACAAGTCTTTTTAGAACCCTGAATTGTGCTAAAAAATTGAGCGGGTTCAGAAAGACGTTAACCAGATCTTGTGCGCCACCTTCTGTTCCAATTTTTTTAGAAGCGAGTTGCACTGGTGTAGATGAAGGCCCCGCAAGGACAACATTCTTTACATTTGCCGCAGCAGAGGCTGCATTTACCTTCCTGACAGCTTCTGTAAGACTATCCTCGGGGTAAATAGTTTGCAGCATGAGCCGGTCTTTTTTACTTATGTCACTGAGGTTGTTAAAAAGAGTGGTCCTGTTCGCAGCAAGTTTTCTTCTTAGACCACTGGCATAACCTAACCGGAAAGCGGCAACGTCATCGGGGGTGCCGTTTTCCGCAATGCCTGAGAATATAACTTCCGCTTCATCAGGTGATTTTGTAATAATTGTGTCACCATCCTGAAAAGCACGAGCTGATGATTCAATTTTTGCCCATTGAGCGCGTGTGTCTTTTAGCTCTGGAGAGAAATCATCAATAACTGTTCTCAGCTTTCCTTCTAATGCGCTTCTTAGGATTGCTAATTTGGGTTTTCCATCTCGATAACTACTCTCCACAGAATCCGAAATAGCCCCCCTTAGAACCTCTGCCGTCTCAAGATCAACATCCCTTGTTAGCTCAAGAACACCCTTCCCCTCATTAAATTTGTAAAGAGCTGGCAGCTCCGCTGCTTCCATCAAGTCATTTATCAGCGGTAACATTCTTTTTTGAGTCCTCAAAAGGCGTAACACCTCCGCATTCAAACCATCGGAAGTCTCAGAAAGAGCATATATTTTGTCATATGCCTTTCCCTCATCAGCTTTCAGGTTTT